GGCTGTATGGGACGCTTTCAATTGATCGACGGCGAATGGGTCAAGCTTGGCGGCGACGAACCTGATGGTGACGAATCATGACGCGCCACACAGCGGCGGGATATGGAATTATTGCGGGCATATTCTTGTCAGCGTCATTGGCGCTTTTTGCGTGGGCGTGCGTGACATTGGCCGATTCAAGCCCATTGGTGTTTTGTGCGGGCGTCGCGCCATGTTTCTTGATGGTGTTTTTAGTTTGGCTTTTCATATCACGATTGGAAAGCGAGACCTTGCGAGCTGATGGGGAGACTGACGATGACTGAAACCGTTGACGTTGGCGTGTGCGGATATGATCACCGGCCACACACGTATGCCCAGTGCCAAGAACACGACATACGCGCGTTTGCGGCGTGGCACAAGACGGGCAACATGAGTACCACCCGTGCGCGATGTGCGTGGCCTGACCACATTTGGTCACACTGGAAACCACAGCCGACCGAGCATGAGCTACGCGAATGCGTCAATTGCGGCGCAACCGACACGCGCAACAAATTGAAGTCATCATGACCGACGCAACGAATATCGGGCCAACTGAATTTGTCGCATTGCTCAATTCAATGGTTGAAGCGGGCTATGTAAAACGCACGCGCACGCTCGGCACCGAATTGGTCAAACTCACTGATCGTGGCCGTGCGGCAATCACATTGGCCGAGAGTGAAAGCGAAGAGTCATGACAATCGCACAAGGCTCAGACGGCTTTACACGAGGTGAACCATTTATTTGGACTAATGCTGATGCGAACGCAAATTGGGGTAGTCGTGGTAGAAAACCGAAATGCGGTTTTTGCCTTCGGGTTTTCGTTGTCGGTGACGTTGTGCGATGGCTGTATTGCCATGAAGGGCCGAACATTTTTGTTTGCGCTGATGACGATTCGCCTGATGCAGCTATGCGCTTTGACGAAAGGTGGCGCACGGTCATTAGCCCTATTTTGCGCGAGTGGGGCGGGTACTACTCATGACCGCCAAGAACAAGACCGCGCCAACGCCCCGCTGTGAGCAGTGCGGACACAAGACGCGCGAGCATAAAACGTATGACGTACAGGTGAATGGCCGAGCTTTTGGCACGTCAACAAACTGCATCGTGCGGCACTGTGACTGTGTGACAAGCGCGTGATACGGTCGAAGGTCTCATTACCCCAACCACAACCACCAACGAAAGCGAGTTGAAATGTCCGAAGTAACGCGAACTAGTTTGGCCGACCGAAAGACGTTTGCCAAAATCCTGATGTACGGCAAGCCGAAGAGTGGCAAGACCACAGCGGCGGCACAGGTGGCGAAGCTCGACAGTGTTGAGCGCGTTGTATATGTCGATTGTGAAAGTGGATTGAAGGCGCCGCCACTCATCAACTACTTCGGCGTGCCCGTTGACAAGATCGACGTGCACGACGAAATTACCGACGCGGCCATTGAAGCGCTGATGTTCGAATGCCTGACTTCGCCACCCGATGCGTTGGTGGTTGACTCGGCCACTGAGTTGCACAAGAAATTGCTTGAAGAGATTGCCAACGCGAATCGTGATCGTGCGAACGCGGCGGGCAAGAACCGCGACAAGTATTCAATGCAAGTCGATGACTACGGCGACAACACCACGCAAATGCGCAAGTTGTTTCGCGGCTTTCGCGACGCCAAGGCGCACGTCATTTTCGTGGCCCTTGAGCAACGCGATACCGACAAGGCCACTGGGCTAATCAGTTACCGCCCGGACATGACGCCGAAGTTGTCGAGTGACTTGCTCGGCTACGTTGACATTGTCTGTCACACCACGTGCGAAAGCGTCAGCGGCCAAGCCGAGCCGAACTATTGGGGCACGTTTCGCGCCGTTGATTTGTATGAAGGTGGTGACCGTTTCCACATGTTGCCCCCGCGACTCATCAACCCGAGCGCTGACCGCATCATTGCCTACGTCAATGGTGACCTGACCCTTGATGATGACGCTGACATGCAACGCGAATTCGCGCGCATGGGCATCGATTCGACCAAGGCTGAAGAGCTCGACGCCGCATTGGCCCCGCCCAAGACCACAACGACCGCGCCCCCGCCGCTCAAGGGCGCGAAAGCGATGGCGTCATGAGCGCGCGTTTTCACGTAGCCGTCAACGCAACGAATCCGAATGAAAGCGTTGTCGTGCGTATTGATGAGACCGGGCAAGGCGCCGTTATTGCCCATGCGACGCCGTTTCAGGGCCAAGCAATTGCCAACGCGCTCAATAAGCAATTGGGCAGCGTTGAAACGCACATAACCAAATTGGAAACGCGAGTGCACGCCGGTCTTAGTACCGACTCATGCGCACTACCGAAGTGTGGGGTGACGCGTCAATTTCATTCGCAAGAGTCGCCATCGATTGATCATGAATTCGTTGAGGCGAACGCGATGGCATGTGCGCGTTGTGGGCATCGGGTATCGGCGCCCGTGCATGATTCATTGGGCTATGTGGGCGGCGACAACGACGAAATCGAATATGCGCCCGACAAGCACGCATTCGAACCGCCGCGAGGCGACAAGAACTGAGACCACGCGCAAGCGTGATCAAAGTGAAGTAACAACACCAACCAAAGCGAACACGAAAGCGAGACAAAGAAATGCCAAAGTTACCGAGCGAAACCGCAGCGGCGGTCGATGAGACCGAAGCGGCGCAAGGCTTTACACCCGTGCCCGATGCTTTATATGTGGCACAGCTCACGGGCGTTGAAGTCAAAGACGGCGACGAGGGGCCGTATTGGGCGTGGGAATTTACAATCCCTGAAGGTCACCCTTACGCCAGTCGCAAGTTTTGGAATAACACGAGTCTGGGCGAAAAGTCACGACCGTTTTTCAAGGCGATGTTTGATGCGTTCGGCGTGAGCGCTGACACCGACACTGACACACTGGTGGGCAGTTATGCCATCTTGAGCATTGGCACGCGCACCATTCAAAAGGGTGCACGCGCGGGCCAGTTGGCAAACACCATTCGCGAAGTGTTGCCGTATGCCGACGCTGATGGCGTGGCACCGGGCGACGAAAGCGCCTAGAACGCCGCGTGCCCCGTTGACCCGCATGTGCTGACATGACACGTGGCGGGTCTGAAGCCTCACCCATTAGGCGACAACGGGCGCGCGGTACATTGGGCACCCACACGGTTGCTAGTGACTTCTCAATCGTGTGGGTGCCCTTCATCAGTCTGTGAATGATCAACGGCGGCGAAAGTAGGTGTGGTGGCAAGTGTTCGCGAAGAGGCACGGCGACTAGCCGCACTGGGCTTCAATCCGTTGCCAACGCGACGTGGCAAGAAAGCACCGGGCTTGCCGTCATGGCGTGAATATCAATCACAACCATCAGCATCGATGGTTGACAGTTGGTGGGGCACAGGCAGTAGTTACGTCGGCATTTGGACATGCACGGGGACCATCAGCTCGCTGATTGTTCTTGACTGTGACAGTAAAGACGCCGAAACATTTTGGCGGTCAGTGATCGACGCCGAGATGTCGGCCACCACGTGCGTGAAGACCGCGAAAGGCGCTCACTACTGGTTCGCGTTAGCGCCCGGTGACAAGGTCGAATCATGGGCGATGCATGAAGGCACCATGTCATTTGACGTGAAGGCTGAAGGCGGCGGCGTCATGACCCCGCCAAGCCCGCACCCCGATGGCGGTTTTTATACGTGGGTGCGCGACATTGACGCCATCTTGCCCGCGCCGCGTTGGCTACTCGACGGCGGCAATGCGGCAAAAGCTCGAATGGCGGGGAACGATAACGCCGAGCCATCGAGCATAGCGGCGAATTTCGGTGCGGGGAATGACAACGGTAATGGTGAGGGCATCGGGGTCACCCGCACCATGCTCAGTCACTTGCTCAACAACAAGCCCGATGTGGGCGGGCGCAACGATTGGCTGACGCGGGTGGCGGGGCACTACGCCAAATCTATTCCATTCGAAAACGCCTATATGGACACCATGCGCATGGTCAATCGAACGTTGAGCACGCCGCTTGATGACGGCGAATTCATCAAGACCGTGTTGAGCGTGTGGAATTCTGAAAAGAACAAGGGCCGCACCACGGTCGAATCGTTGCAAGAGCGTGGGATTACGTCAGGCGAACCCGCCGACGACAACGGGTGGCTGATCGGCACGGGCCACATGTTGATGACAACGGTATTGGTGGGCGATAAAGACGCCAAGGTGTCGATGATGACTGAGTGGGGCAACTTCGATGTCACGACACTGGGCGTGATCAAGGGCACTGAGACAACGGATTATCTCGTGGTGTTGCACACTATCGGAGGCGATGTCGAATGCAAGCTTGAGGGGCGCATACTGGGGTCAGCGCGTGACCTTGCGGTATGGCTCGCGGCTCGACAAGCGGCGATTGTGCCACCCATCGGTGACACGCACGCGCGAGCTTCAGTTGCCGCGCGATTGCTCAAGTACGTAACCGCGCAATCAGCGCCCGTGTATCAAAGCGTGTCGGCGTTGGGTTGGAATGATGACGTACACGGCTTTATAACGCACGAGGGAATTATCAGGGGCGGCGACAGTGAGCCGCAACCGTTCGGTGACTTGCGGCCAGCGCCGTCGCTCAATGAATGGGCGCCGTATCGCTACGGGTTCGTGGCTGACCGTGACACGGCCAAAGCTGTGTTGCATGAAGTCATGACCTTTCATGATGATGACGTGTGCGCGGTTTATGGCTCATGGTGGGCGGCGTGTTTCGTGAAGCCGCAATTGATGACGCGCACGGCGTTGTTTCCCTTCATGGCGCTTGAGGCGCCGTCAGAAAGTGGAAAGACCACAGGATTTTTCGCGTTGATGATGCAACTGGCGGGCAATCGCGAAGGCCACGGTGAATACACGATGGCCGTGCTACGTGACCGTGTGAGCGCGCACCACAATGGGCCGGTGTGGGTTGATGATGTGACTGACCCCGCTGGTGCATTCGATTTGATACGACAAGCCACGTCGGGCGGTAGCCGAAGCAAGAAAGCCGAAAACCGACACAACCAAGAGACCGTCGCATTGGTGGCCCCGGTCACGATGTCAGCCGAAGGCTTGCACGCGTTGTCAACTGAAAAGGCATTGAGTGACCGAGCCATCAAATTACGCGTGCCGTCACCCATCGACCGGCGCTCATTGAAAGACCCGACGCGTTCGCAATGGGAAGACATAACCGAATTGCAATTGCAATGGCGACGCGACTTGACGCAATTGGCCGGTTGGTATGTGTCGATGGCGTTGGAAGTGCTCGACTGGGTTGATGACGTAACCGAGTTGCGCCCTGACGAACGCGGTGGGCGTTTCAACGATTCAATGGCGGTCTTGCGCGTCGGTGCGCGCATTCTTGAGCACATGGGCATTGTGGGCGTGCGTGATCGTGTTGACGCGTGGGTGAGCCGCCAAGCCGAGCTCTATGACCCCAGTGCCAACATCTTGACCAAGGCGGTGTTGCCGTGGGCGTGGCGTGAAGCGGGTTACCCGCGTTCGGCGTACGGCGGGCAACTGTGCTTCATTGATGACCACATGACGCTGTGGTATCGCGAAGAGGCGCTCAGTGACGCGTGGGCGGCTCGACGGTCAATCAGTGAGCGTGAGCGCCAGTTGGGGTCTCTTGAGTCGTTGCGTGACCAACGAGGGCGAATCACGGGCGCCAAGGGCGTCGGTAAGCCGTTTGTGACCGCCCGTGGTGGTCATGCCCGTAGCCGCTATCACAGTCTGCCTAGCGACGTTTCAGCGAGCGTCGCAGCGGCTTCAGGGTGGGGTGGCGAAGAGGCCACGGGCGACACGCCATTGAAGTTTCGGGGTGTCGAATGATGTGCACACCAAGGGTGTGCATTGCTATGTGCTTTGCCAGTATTCCCGATAGAAATAGTAAGATATTATGTTACAACGAGATGTCAAACGTGACAAATCCTCAAAAAATGCACACAGAAGATCACTGGGGTGTGCATAGGGGTGATCATAGTTTTAGTCAGTATTTACATAGTGATACACACACGCACACCCTTTTGCGGATAATGCTACGCGTGCGCGCGTGCGCGCACATGCGCGCGGGCACGTGCGAGTCATTCTGGCGAAGTGTGTGCATAGCTCGAAATGGACGAAATGAGACTCAGTCTCATGTAGGTGTTTGTCACAGTGGCAAGCGTCAGATAGGGTGGGCGAGATGAGTTTGCGACTTCCACGAGGGTCACGCAACGTGGCCGTTGACAGTGAGACCAGCGGGCTGTATGTCGATGACGGGGCGCGCATCAGCGTGGTTTCGGCGGCATGGCGCGACGTTCACACCAACAATTTGAAATCTGACGCGTGGGCGTTCGATCACGGGCGCAATGCGAAGGCGGGCCAAGACGACTTGTTGGCGCTGATTGACGCTGACCCGAATAGAACGCAATTTGAATGGAACGTGCTAATGCAATGGCTCAATCAACAACGGTTGATCATGCATAACGCCTATTTCGATTTGCAAATGTTTCACGCGGGTCATCGTGAATACGGGTTTGGCATTGACTTGACTGACGCATTAGTGCACGACACGATGTTGACGCAATGGGTTCTTGAGCCGACAGAATCAGCGGCGTTGAAATCAACGGCGTCGCGCATATGGGGTGCGAATGAAAGTGCGTCGGCGCGAGCTATCGAAGCGCAGTTGGAAACCAACGGCGGGCGCTATGACTTTTTGCCGTGGGCTGAAGTCAGTGAGTATGCACGCCAAGATGCTGAATTGACGTTGCGACTGGCCGAGCGGCAATTTGATTTGCTTGAAGGCTCAAGTGAGTATTTGAGCGAACAAGTCGAAACCGAATTGAAAGTGTGCAAGGCGCTCACCCGCATGGCATATCGCGGCATTGGTTATGACGCGACACGTTCGCGATTGGAAGGCGCCAAGGCGAAAGCACAAATAGCGAAGGTGTCACACGAATTGCCTTTCAAGTTGACCGAAGCCGCCACACGGGCGTGGTTTATCAACACGTGTCGGTGCATACCGCATTGCATGACGGCGGGCAAGAAAGCATCATTGAGTGAATGTTGCATCAGAAGTTTTCAGGCGCAAGGCGCGCCGTGGGCTGATGAATACGCGACATTGCAAAAGTTGAAGCGAACCGTGAGCGTGTATTACGACGGCTACGCCAAGGCGACGGGTGTTGACGGGCGACTCCGAACGGACTACAAACAAATGGGCACGATTTCGATGCGCTTCAGTTCGCATCGTGTCAATTTGCAAGCCATACCCCAAGACCACAAGCTTGAGCGCCTTGAGGGCGTGGTGTTGCCGCGCGCGTTGTTTCGTGCAAGCGAAGGGCAACAATTGTGGGAATTCGATTTAGGACAAGCCGAAGCGCGCGTGGGCGCGAAGATTGCGGGTTGCACGTCATGGCTTGAGATGTTCGAAGAGGGCCGCGATTTGCATAGTGAAACCGCGCGGCAATTGTTTGATGACGATTCACACAAATGGCGACAGATTGGCAAGCGTGCGAACTTCGCATTGATTTACGGCGTCGGGGCGCATACGTTTCGCGGCGACGTGGAAAAGATGACTGGCGTGATACTCAGTGAGCGTGAGGCGCAAGAAATTGTGACCGAATGGCGCAAGTTGTTTCCCGAATTCCCGCGCATCAATCATCGCACCGAAGACTTCGCGCGCCGACGTGGTTATGTCGAATTGATTGATGGGCGTAGGCGGTATTTTCGCCCGTTCGAAGAGATGCATAAGGCGTTCAACGCCGTGGTGCAAGGGTCGATTGCGCAAGTCATCAAGCACATCATGATTGACCTTGATGAATGTGGGTATGACTTGCTCTTGCAAGTGCACGACTCAATTGTGATTGAACTTGATGCGGGCGACATCGTTGGCAATGGCGCGCTGATCACGCGCCGAATGGGCGAGCTCGCAACCAAGATGTGTGGGGTGCCGATGTTCGCTGAAGCGAAGCACTGGCACACGTTGGCTGACGAAAGTGTGAGTGTATGAAAAATCAAAAACGAAAGTGTTACCCGCGATGTTGGTTTGCGTATCCGGGCCGCGTTGGCTCATCATCGCCAACGTGCGTGCGGTGCGGTTCACCTAATCCGCGTTATCGCAGTGGCGATGACGACCGTTTGCATGATCGGTATTGGTCATGAGAGTGCTCGCCATTGTTGTGTTGTTGACGGCGTGGATTGTGACGCCGCACAACACCGTGACTGTGCATCGAAATTTGTATGTCGTGTTGGGTGATTCGAATGCGATGGATTCTGAATCGTACGCAATCAATCCATTCACATTCAAGAATTACTACGGCACAGCGATTCAAAATGGCGCTGACGCGCACGACTATTTGGCGTGGACATCATGGGATATGAAAGCGTCAGTGCACAACGTGGTTGGTCTTGATGCGGCGCAGTATCGAAGTGACGGCACGCAAATCTTTGGCCCTGAATTGGGATTAGCTCGCGGGCTGTGGAATAGGTATCACGTGGGCGCAACGTTCGTGAAGGGCGCGCCACTCAATGCCTCAGTAGCGAATTGGTTGCCCGCGTCAATGATCACCTATCTGAAAGAACTGGTTGCCAAGATCAAAATTGTTATTGCTTTTGATACGGCGCGCGGGCACGCTGATGTTGTGCGCGGTTTCTACTGGAATCAGGGCGTGGCCGATGTGAACAAAGCAACGACTAAGGCGCAGTACGTCGCGCGGCTCAAGGTGGTCATTTCGTATCTTCGCGTGAGTTTCAATGCCGCAACGGCGCCGTTGGTCATCAGTGAAATTGATTTGACCAAGAACATTGCCTACCGTCAAGCCAATGGTGGTTGCAATAATCCATATTTGTCATGCGCCCAAGAGACAACGGGCAATGATGTGATTCGCTCAGCTCAAGTGGCAATGACCACAGCATTTTCTCACACGTATGTTGTCGATACGCGCGGGTTGACACGCGCGACGAATGGCGTACATCTTGATGATGCGGGCGATTTGACATTGGGCTACGCACTAGCGAAGGTGACGCCATGAGAGTGCTCGCCATCGACCCCGGCGAAGTGCATTGCGGCGTCGCATTTTTTGACGATGGCGTTTGCACGCATACCGAAGAGTGCAAGCCATCGACGTTATTTGAGCATTTGGTTTTTGAGATGCTTGACGTTGTCGTATGTGAGGAGTTTCGACTTTATCCTTGGACAGCGGGCGCGCAATCGTTTTCGTCAATGGCGACGTGTGAAGTCATTGGCGTCATCAAATACATATGCGAGCAAGAAAGTATGCCGCTTGTTATGCAATCAGCGACGATCAAGAAAGTTGCGAGTGCGCAAATGAAAGCGCGTGGTGTTGACAATCTCGCGGTCGTGCAACGCAAGGGCGGGCACGCAGTTGACGCGTTCTTGCACGGGTGGTTCTACATCAATCAAACGAAAGGCGTGTGACATGGCAAATTGTGAGCATTGTGGGTATGACGGCGACGCGATGGGCGATGAGTTACAAGACTTGCGTGTGTTGCGCGACAAGCAAGCCACAGTTATCGATGCGCAACATGACGCGCTTGATGACATCGACACCATTACAGCGAAAGGGTTGAAACTACGATGACGGCTAACGGCATCATCATTGGCTACAAGGGCGATGGCGACGTGACGGTGTATGCCGTGGCATCGGGTGCGCTGATGTGTGAGAGTGCGCACCACGAGAGTGGCGAGCTCTTCGGCGTCACGTCGGCGGCTGAAATGGCAACGCACGTGCGCGAGCATGTGAAGTTGGGTCATAGCGTGCCACAGGTACAATTTGCACGGTTCGAACATGATCAGTTGGCGTGGCAACGTTGGCTCAATACGTTCGATGAAACGGGGTCACATGTCGTGGGCTGAATTCAAGCAAGTGTGGTGCGATTACGTCAGGTGCACGAAAAGTTGGTTTCGATGAGAATGGTGACGTGTGATCGATGCGCGACGCCGCATGATGAATCGGTGAGTGGCATTAGCCCGTGCCGTAATCCACAAGAGGTACGCAATACTGAAACGCCGTGCCCGGTGTGTCACCACACGCATGACCAAGGGTTGATGTGTTTGACCGTGCTAGAGCTCGACGGGGGCCAAGTCGCATGTCAGTGTGTGAAATGAAAGACCCCCGCGAGGCAATCCGCGAACGGTGCGGCGCGATACGGGCGCGAGTCACGGCAGTTTCAACAGGGCCGTGGGTTGACTATCACGGCGACAAGGTTGGCTACTGCGACTGGCTGGCAGATTACGCCGAAGATGCCGATATGGAACTGGTGAACAACGCCCCCGAGGACATCGCGTGGTTACTCGACCAACTCACCGAGCATGACCGCCGACTCGATGCCATCGCGGAAGCCGACCGCAATTACGCCGACACCGAACAGGACGAGTATCTGTTCCGTCAGACCGTCCGCGCCATCTTGGACGCACCTATCAATGAGACTGAGTCTCGAAACGTATGAAAACGCCGCCAAATCTCACGTTGGTCAAGCCGCTGTGTGATCGTAAGACGTGCCCAATGTTCGGCAAGCCGCACGATAAATGCCGCGCTCACAATCAATCAGGTAAGCCGTGCGGCAAACCGCCGATGGCGGGCATGATTGTGTGCCGTACACACGGCGGCGCTAAGAAAAGCGCGAAGCGCAACGCCAGTGAGCGCATCGCCGTCAATGAAGTCATCAGTAAGGCGCGCAAGCTTATTGCGTTTGACGCTGATGATTCTGAAACGCCTGAAGACGGTTTGTTGCGACAAGTGTTGTGGTCAGGTCAAATCACGCGCGCACTGGCCGACATCGTCAAAGACTTGACCGATGACACGTTGACGCAACGCGGTATGGGCGGGTCAGTGCAACTCAATGTCTTCATGCAATGGTTCACTGAAGAGCGCGTGACGCACGCGAAGTTGTGCAAGCTCGCGATTGACGCCGGTATTGAACAACGACACATTGACATACTTGAGCGTCAAGCCGGTCAGATTGTTTCAGTCATCGTGGCCGTGTTGCAATCGCCGCGACTCAACTTGACGACTGAGCAAATTACCAATGGCCGTGTTGCCGCCGCTGAAGTCTTGCGCGCATTGCCGGCGGGGGCGAAATAGTGCGACGCGAATGTGCTTGGTGCGACGGCCAAGCTATCGCTATGCTCATTGATGACCAAGAGCACTACGGCAAAGCCGTTTGCGAAAAGCATTTGCAAGTTGAAGACGCGCTTGAGTGCGAATTGCGCATACTCCGATTCGATGTTGCGAAGGGTGGTGAGGCCATGAAGCCAACGCTGTGCTGATACCCCTTCAAGCATTGGAGAGTCTTGATTACCAAACAACGAATCATCATTGCAAATTTTATTATCATCATCGCACTGGCATTGACGTTCGCCATTAGCGATGCGCCCACGTCACAGGCGACGACGGCGCCCATAACCGCGCACGTTCGGGTTCACACTGACACCCGTGGCGCCTATCGGCATTGGCGCTTTCAAGTGTGGCGACACGCGTTGTATGTTCAATGGATTGCGCAGCTTCAGGCGCAACAACACGCGGTCAATCGATTACCTCAAGCGTCGGGTTCGCTCTATGCGCAGTGGTATCGCATCAGCATGTGCGAAGAGGGCGGCGGGTGGTTCAATTCGGGCTACGCGTTTCCCAACTCACTGGGCATTACCCGGCGCAATTGGTTTAACAATGGCGGCGGTAGTGACGTGAGCGCGTCGGCACAAATAGCCGTCGCACAGCGAGTCAACGGCTATGGCCCCGTACCCACGCATTGCCCGTGGTAAAGCGTCGGGGTAAGAACGCGTGGCGATTGGCGGCGTTGGTCATCATGATCGACGTGGCTTTATGGGTGTTCGTCGTGGTGCTCTACGGCATTGACAAGGCGCATTGACACATGCACTTATCGTGACAATGGCGATGGTACGTTGGGCGTTGGTGCCCACCAACGGGCCAATTCAAACGAGAGTGAGTCACGATGTCTGTAGCGGGTAACCCAGTTTTCAAGGGCGCGTGGGTGGCAGCTACCGCCTACGTTCTTGATGACGTTGTCATGTTCGATGACCGCCAATATGTGTGCATCAATGCGTCAGGCTCGACGGGCAACCGCCCCGACACTGACGCTGTGCCGCCCACATTCACTGGCACCTACTGGTCAGTGATTGCCACTGAGCCGGGTGTTGACGGTCTCAAGCCGTTGACGTATGTGCCACAGGCGCCCACGGCCAGCGCGCCCGCATTCATCGAAGGTGGAATGTATTACGACACCACCTTGATGAAGCTTCGCATTGGTGGGGCGACTGGTTGGGAGACCGTCACCAGCGCATAAGCGCACACAATCGCATCGGGAAACGCGAGCAAATGGCCCCGTGCCTACGTCACATCGGCGTACGGTCACGGGGCCATTTGTCGTTGATGCTTGACGCACGGGCACGTCACATGTACGCTCACGGCCATGACGACATTGCAAGATTGCCGAGCCGCCGTTGTCGCGTCAGCTCACTATTATCTGATTGATCACGCACAGTGCCATTACACCGAAGGGCCAAACCGCAATATCGGCTTACGCAATGCGCCGTTTGCATTGCCCGTTGACTTCGATTGCACGATGTTCTACACCACGTGCTTCAAAGACGGCGGCGTGCTCAATGACCCAAATGGCAAACTCGGCGGCGTCAATTATTCGGGCGAAGGCTATAGCGGCACGTTGTCAGCCAACGGCAAACGCTTGTTGCTTGGTGCGCGTTCGGCTCGACCGGGCGACGGCGTCATGTACGGGCCGGGTACGGGTGAGCATTGGGCGATGATCGTTGTAGCGGGTGCTGACCCGCTGACGATTTCGATGGGCGCTGAAGGTGACCCGCACTACATTCACGTGAGCCAAGACAATCGTTGGCCGAAGCGCTTTTACACCTTTGACATGATGGGCACGCCGCGTTACCCGCCGGGTATGGCCCCCACGCCACCCGTTGTCACGCGCCCGAATTTGGCCGAAGGTATGCAAGGTCAGTACGTCACCTTTGCGCAAAACCGTTTGAATGCGAAAGGTGCCAAGCCGAAGTTGGCCGTCGATGGGCAGTTTGGCCCGCTGACCAAAGCCGCCGTCATGCAATTTCAAACGCTCAACAAGATGCCCGTGCTAGGCGTCATCAATCAAGCGACGTGGGCAAAGCTCGCTTGACCACTGTGGCCGAGATTGAAGAGTGGACACAGTTAGCCAAGTGTCGCGGCCATTACGAACTTCAAGACTTGCTTTTCTTTTCTGACCGGGGCAGCGGCGTGATCGACGCGAAGCGTTGGTGCAAGGGCCAGAATCCTGAAGGCACGCGCATTGGCGACACGGTTGATGATGGCCGCGTGTGCCCTGTCATGGCCGAATGCCTCAACTATGCGCTCGACAACCACATTGGCCTAGGCACATGGGGTGGCGAAAGCGAGCGCCAACGCCGCATGTTGCAACGGATACGTCGCCGTCAGCGCAACGAGGGCTAAGGTTTCGACGTGGGTGACCGCCGTGAAGACCGCGAACTAATCGAAGAGATTGGCGAGCTGACGGCAGCACTGGCGATACTCATTGAATTGCTATCGAACCCGATCATGGTGCAAGTAGTCAATTCGACGGGCAACACGCCTACTACCATCGTTCTAGTACCGGGCACGCCCCGGCCAAACTAAAGGGGCCACAATGCCTGATTTCCAGTTGGGTGACCACCAAAACGTTGATGTCGTCATTGCATTGCTTGACGCTGACGGCGTGACCACGAAAGACGCGCCCGACGCGGGCAGTGTTGTTGCCGCGTTTGCGAGTGGCGTTGAATTGACCGCGACGGTGTCGCCTGATCAAACCAGCGTCAACGTGCGGGCCAATGGCCCCGTCACGACGGGCGATGTGTTGACGGTGTCGGCCAACTTCAATGGTCAGCCATTGACGCCCGCCACGCTCGCATTCGATGTGCTCACTGGCCCGCCCGTGGCCGTGACCTTGACACCGGGCACGCCAGTCACCAACTAAGGCTCACACCATTCGTTGACGTGTCGCGTTAGCGTATGGTCTCATGCACCACGTGTTCGCGGCAATTGACAATTTGCCCGCGTGGGAACAAATCGCCGTTGGCGTTGCCGTCATTTGCATTGCCAGTTTCTTTACCTTCATCGCCATCAAGGTCAATCGGGGCGTCAATGAGCTGAAAGATGGTGCGGCCACGGCCAGAGATGTCAAGGTGCTCATGTGGGGCCGCGATCAAACCGAAGATGAAGAGCGCAATGACATACCCGCACCCACGGGCTTTGTCAAAGAATTGCGTGGCTACCATGAAGACCTGTCGGGCATTACCGCTGTGCTTGACGAACGTGGCCGATTCATTGACCGCGCCATTGAGCAATTTGGCAAAATTGATTTGTCACTCAAGGGCATTGACGCCCGCCTTGAAAATGGTGACAATCATTTGAATCGTATTGACGATCAAATTTCGGGCTTGACTGAAGCCGCTAGTACCGCCGCAACCGCCGCTAGTGCGACACTTGAGGTTGCTCAAAGCGTTGAAAAGAAAGTCACGCGCAACGGGGGCGATGGCCCTGACGTGGGAGATACGACGGCACGAACTGAAGACGCCGTGAACCGCATTGAAGCCATAGTCACCGGGCAAACGCCGACGCCGTAACCTAATAACGTCATGACGACATACACCTACGTTGATGCGCTATCGGGCCAACTCGACGCTGACCTAGGGCCAAGCGGCACCACATTCGTTTCGTCAGCTCTAGCGGGCACGGCTTATAATCCCGGTTGCCCGGCGATTTCATCGCCCACGGTTGTGCGGGCGTCGCTCATTGTCGTCAATCCCGCAACCGGCCAAGTGACCGCCCGTGAGGATATTGAATTTACTAGTTACCCCGGCACGGGTTCTAGCGCCACGATTACGCGCGCCCACAACGGCACGACGGCGCAAGACTGGAAGAAGAACGCGCGTTGGGTAGCCGCGCTTGAGGCTGAAGACATCGAAGCGCTCATTGCCGCCGATGCCGCCAATACCGCCGCCATCATTGCCGAAGCGTCGCGAGCTGTGGGTGCCGAAACGGCGCTGACAACGGCATTGTCAAATGAAGGCTCGACTAGGGCCGGTGCTGACACGGCATTGGCAACGTCGATTTCGAATGAAGCAACCACCCGTGCGAATGCTGACACGGCGCTATCCACATCAATTACCAGTGCCGTTGCCGCCGAAACCACACGCGCGACGACGGCTGAAGGCGCGTTGATACCCCTGTCACAAAAGGGCGCGAACAGCGGGGTGGCAACTCTCAATTCGTCAGGCTTTGTGCCGCTCACACAACTGAGTGGGATTACCGCGACACAGTTGGCGACGACGGGCGTGACGGCAGCGGGTTACGGGTCAGCGTCACAGACATTGACAACGACGGTGAATGCCCAAGGCCAAATCACGGCCATGTTAGCCGTCAACATTCAATTGAGCGAATCACAGGTCACCAGTCTCACGACAGACTTGGCGAATCGTGTGCGCGGGTCAACCATCAAGGTTGCCGCCGTTGACGCGAGCGCCGCTGAAAAGGCGGCGGCTGATGTTGTGTGCTCGGGCGTGCAAGCAACGGGTGGCGATGCCGCACAGATTGTCGCGGGACTTCGCGATTTGCCGCACGTGAGCTACGGCTACATAACCGGCCAGCATGTCGGGTGCGTTGAGCTAAGTGAAGGCACGTTCTATTTAGAGTCAACCGCCTATCTCGACATGCAAGGCGTATGGCTCAAAACGCAAGGCGCCGCTACGCGCATTGTGGCCGCTGACAATTTCGTTGGTACCGCGCTCTTGGTTATTGGTTCGAATCCTCTTGATCACCCGACATGGGGTGGGTTGTATTTTTCGACCGATGACGCGCCGACACAATCACCAACGGGCGTGCGAATCACCATGCCCACGCTTGGTGTGTATTCCACAACCAAGTGGGGCGTGTGCTCGGGCATTATCAACCGGGGCAACGCCACAGTCATCGAAGGCGTCAATGCGCAATATCTTCAGTATGACGGTATTACACACGAGGGCTTTCAATACATTGGCACTAAAGGCGACACGCCCATTACCACGACACAAAACCTTGGCGGCACGGGCGGTTCAATCGCGGTCACCAACGGTGCGCCGTTTGCCGCATTGGCGCCGTGTTATGCGCTGATTGGCAATGTGCCGAATTCGACCAACAACTATGTATCAGCTCTTGGGTTTTCCACTAACGGCGCGTCAAGTAACTCAGTAACCACCAGCGGCGGTGCGAACGCGGGCATTGACTACGGCATACAACCGGGCATGTTCGTTGTTGCCCCATCAGGCGGCACCGTGCCAGCGGGCACGAAAGTCATGAGCATTTCGGGCACAACAATGTTGCTCAATCAAAACGTCACGCTCGGCACAGGCGGGGGCGGCACGAATGCGTTGACGTTCTACGGTCAAGATTACGAAATGGTGCGCGTGACAAGCGTGGCGTCAAACACGCTCACCATTTCAGCACGTTCGCAAAACAATACATCGTGGAATGGCACTGGCGGCACGGCGGGTTCGCGTCACCCGTCAGGCAGTTACATCATGCCGATTTACACCACGTCAGCTAAAGCGGCACCGGGTCCAGCAACGTCATACACGCACACCACGCGTGATTGCTTTGTGACCGGCATGGGGCGGCACGGCTATTCGCCGCGTCCGTTTGTTGATGACAGTGAATGGCACAACTGTCAACAATCGGGTGGCGCAGCGGTCTTGGCTGGCACTACACCGTTGGTCAACACGCCCATTGGTTTCTTGATTGGTGCGGCCAATAATCGTTTCTATGATTGTCACCCATTTGCCAACACCACCAATGGTGTCTATATGCAAGCGGTATCCGTCACCAACTCGCCCGCCACTAACACGTGGAATGGCGGCGAGATTGAAACGAATGGGCAAGGTAGCAATGGCTCATCAGCCGTGCTCGCGTCATTGCAAGCAACGGCGGGCGGTATATGCATCAACGGGGCGCGCGCAGTATTGCTAACTGGCGGCACGTCGGTGTACGGCAACTACCCGCAAGACGTTTTCTGTGCCAACACTCACGCAATCACCATCGACACATTGTTGGCGTCATCGTCATCAGCAGTGGCAGTTCACTCGATTTACATTGACGCGACCAACTCAACATCAAGCGTGCCGACGCAAGTTCAAATCACTGACAACACATTGATTTACACAGCCAATGCACCAAGCGCCAGTGTGGTGTATATCTTCGGCAACTCGGCCACGAATTCGACGGCCATTACCGTGTCGCGCAACCAGATCAGCGCTAGTAGCGGCTCAAGTGCGTCATTTGGTTCGGTCGAATTGCACTCATGCGCGGGCGCGGCTGTATGGGGCAATCAACTGGGCGGCTCATTCTTTGAATCGGGTACGTCGGATTTGAACCAAGTGTGGGGCAACATCTTCAGCCTTTCAACGGCCACGTTCACGATGTCGGGCACGTCATCAGTTGCGTGGGATAACTGGAATTCGGCCAGCTCGCCACCCGCTTTCATGCCCGCCTATGGCAAACGCGTGGGCACAACCGCCGCGCTCGGCAACAACTCGACGGCGTTGGCAACTACGGCGTTCGTCACGAGAGATTTCGCGGCATTAGCGGGTGCCGCTTTCACAGGCGCCGTGACCGCACCAACGCCCAGTGCCTTTGACAATTCAACGAACGTTGCCACTACCGCGTGGGTCAATACATTTCTTGCCAGTGAGTCATTTTCAACTGGCGATGTGCAAGGCAACCTTGCTCATGCCACGGTCATTGGCATTGACGGGTTGCCCATTACAGGTACGTTGCCACTAACAACACTCAACCGCACATTGTTTTCAGATGGTGTGGGCAATATGCAATTTTCAACTATTACCGGCGACATCAATACGAAATCAGCAGGCGTTGGCTCGCACAAAGTCGTGGGCTTGCAAAGTGCGCCGATCAATGCCACGGCGGCACAAATTGGCCTAAGTGGTAGCACCTTGGCTGACGCGCAAATACTTGTTTACACGACGGCGTCAAGTGCAAACAACTGGGCCAACGTCAGCTTGTCGGGTCACATAACAATGGACGACACAGGGCTTACCACGCTTGCCGATAACGCCGTGTCAACCAACAAGCTCGCGGCCAACGCCGTGACCGCCGCGAAGATTGCCAACGCGACGATCACTGGCACACAAGTTGCCAATGACATTGCCCTACCCGGTAACCCAACGACGACGACTCAAAACGCGGGAACGAACAACACGACCATTGCCACCACTGCCTACGCTGACCGAATGTTGCCATTGTCGGGCGGCACGATGACCGGCGCGATTGCGATGGGTGGTCATTCAATCGGAGGCGTGTTCGTATTGACCGTCGCATCAACCGGCGCTAGTCAAGCCGCGCGACTGGTGGGTGCCACAGCGGGCGGCACGCCACAAAGCGGCACTTTCAGTGTTGGTGACTGGTTGCTTGACACCAGTGACGGGCGTTATATGCATTGTACGTCAGCGGGTACGCCGGGAACGTGGGCGTATGAAGGCACGGCACTCACGCGAACGGCAGTGCCATCAACAACGACATCGTTGACGGCATCAACTGAAGTGTTGTTGGGCGCGGCACAAATGCGCAATCCCACCAACTCAACTCTCGTTGGTTCAATGTGGAAAGTCACGGGTTCGGTCACCAAGACAGGTGCGGGCACGGCGACATGGAATGTTCAAATTCGCTATGGCACGTCATCAACGGCCACGTCGAATACTTCCATTGCTACATTCACCAGTGGCACCAATACGGGCGCGGCTGACCAAGCAACGTTCACCATTTTCATATATGTCACTGCCGTTGGCTCGGGCACATCGGCCACGATCGCGGCTAATTGTATGTACGCCAATCAACTCACCAGTTCAACGGGTCTTGGAAATTTGCCGCTTGTCGCGACATCGACGGCGGGCTTTGATTCAACGGTGACACAGCCATATATCGCGGCGACAGTCACATGTGGGTCAGGCGCCACGATGACTGGCGTGGGCATGGTGGAACGTATTTGCTGATGCTTGCCACTTTGTCACTATCATTGCCCCAACTACGAAAGGGGTGACATGGCCCGCACCATGAAATACGGCGAAAAGGTGCCGTTGGAAGATCAAATCAAAGCACTCGACGCACGTGTTGAGGCGTACCGCAACGACATCAAGACCAATGAAATTGTTGGTTTCGAACGCGAAACGAATTACACATTGGCGAAAAAGCGCAAGGCGTCGAAAGATGAGCTTGACGCCATCGAACAGTCGTGCGTGGAAGTTGACAAGTTGATTGAAACGCAAGAGCAATCAATCAAAGACTTGCTTGCCGAAAAGACGCGGTTGACTTCAAACCGCGAGGGCCGACGCGCTAACGCTAAGGTCACGAACATCAAAGACGCCAAAAAGTCAACGGGCATTTCACCCGTGCCGCGTCGGCCACGCGCCAAGAAAGTGCCCGCCAAGAAAGTGCCCGCCAAACGCACACCCGCGAAGCGCCGCTAATGTTGCTCGCCTTTGCCCAACAACCGTTTGCCGCGATGTGGTCATTTGAAGACACGGGCGCGAGCATCGGGTTGGGCAAGGTGGGCGGGTACGCCGTCGTGGCTCGCTTGAATGGGTATGCGGCGATTGCTCGAATGCACGGGCGCGCGTCACACGCTCACATGAATGGCGACGCCGCTACAGCCTCACTCAATGGCTACGCCGCTGATGCTGTAATGGTTGGCACAGCGAAGGGTGACACAACATGAGTCCGTTATACGATTTCGACGGCGGCAACAAGATTCGTTTTCGAACGGGCGACGGCACATCAGGCTTGTCCGATGACACGCCCTTTACCGCCATCGAAGCGGGCGGCACGCCGATTGACCCTGACGTTACCCAATTCAAATTGGCAAAGAACGGCGCTGACGCTGACACCTTTACCTACACATGGGGCGCGTCACCGCCTGACCCCAGTTTCACCATCGTGCGCCTTGCGACGGGTGACTACAAAGCCGAATTCGATGACGTGACCGATGACGATGAATACTGGGAAGGCCAATGGCTATGTCATTCTGATGACGCGGTCAATCACGACACCACCAAAACCAAAGTCGCGGGCAAGGTCATTCGCGTCATCATTAGAGATAGCGGGCTATGACCATTGAGACAACCGAACCCGTAAAGACACACAGGTGGCGAACGGTGCTCGCCATTGTCTTTTTGCTCGGGTGGTTGGCGGCAATCTTCGGTTACATCTTTGACGATTGGTGGCGACACCGAATCATTGAAGACTTCTGGCCTATTGACAATTCGACATTGTCGCCCAATTTGGTTGCGACGGTTATTCAATACGCCATCATCATCGTGACGGTTGTGTTGGCCTACCCACCAGCTCGCGATTTTTTCAAACGTGAATTCGCTAAGGCCAGTGCCGAACGCGCGGCACACCATGATGAAGCCACGGCGCACCGCGATGAATTGTTGCGCCACGTGCAACACATCATCAAGCATCACCCCGACATACCGCCATTAGAACCGAAGATGAATGCCGATACTTCAACTGAGTGACGCCGCAGCGGTAGCCGCTGAAATGCTCGACCCCACGTTGAGCCTTGACGACATCTCACGTGGCTTGCTCAACTGGCGCGACATTCGCCGCGACAACCAAACGCCACCCATTGACCCGCTCGACTGGTTCTTGTGGGTGTTACTCGCGGGGCGCGGCTTTGGCAAGACCGCGACGGGCGGCAACTTTCTACTTGATGAAATGCAAGCGGCGCCTAATTATTGGTACGCGATGATTGGCCCGACGTTTGACGAGGGCCGCGACATCATGGTTGAAGGTGAAAGCGGCTTGTTGTATTGGGCTGACGCGCGCAAGATTCGCCACACGTGGAATAAGTCGCTCGGGCATTTCACCATCAAGGGTGGCGCACGTGCTGACTTGTTCACCGCTGAAAAACCTGACGGCGTGCGTGGCCCAAACTTGCGCGCACTATGGGGCGATGAATTCGCGTCATGGCGCTATGGGCAACAAGTGTGGCAAACGGTTATTTGGGCGATGCGTAAAGGCAACGTGAAAGCATTGTTGACGGGCACACCACAGGCCACGCCATTCGTCAAAGAAATTTTGCGTCAAGCGAGCGTGGTGACCAAGGGCGTCACGGCTGACAATGAAGCGAACCTCAGTTCGAAGTTTCTTGAGCGCGTCATCAAACCGCTTGAGGGTACGCGCCTATATCGACAAGAGGCGTTGGCTGAAATTCTTGAAGACGTTGATGGCGCCTTGTGGAAACAAGCCGAGATTGACGCCACCCGCGTCGCGAGCGTGCCGAGCTACCAAGAATACGACGGCGACGAATTGGTTGACGTGGCTGACCTTGTTGAACTGGGCGTGACGGTTGACCCGTCAGCGAGCAACAAGGGGCCACGTTCGGCAACGGGCCATGCCCAACGTGCCAGTGACGAATGCGGCATTATGCTCGCGGGCCGGGGTAGCGACGGCCACGCCTATGTCATGGCTGATTGGTCAGAGCGGCTTTCAATTGAACAGTGGGCGGCGCGGGCCATTGACCTGTATGACATGTTTGAAGCCGACTGGATTGGGGCCGAAGTCAACCACGGGCACGACATGGTTGTGAGCGCTTTGACCGCACATTGCCGCGCAACGGGCCGGTCAGTGCCCAAGATCGTGCGGCTAAATGCCAGTCGCGGCAAGACCGTTCGCGCACAGCCGGTGCAAGGTCTTTATGTTCAAAGCATGGTTCACCACGTGGGCGTTTTTCCAAAATTGGAAGATGAAATGACCACATGGATTGAGGGCGCCCCCGGCGCAAGGTCACCGAATCGGCTTGACGCTCTTGTGTACGCTGTGAGTGAGCTATTGCTAAAGCGCTCGGGTCGAAAGTTGGGTTACACGGCATCATGAGCGTCACCGACCGCATACGCGATGTGATCATTGGCGAGTCGCGTTCGCTCGACATAGTTTCACCATCTCGCGGGCGCAACGTTGAGATTCGTGACCCGTCGGGCGCGACTCTTCAAACATCGACCTACACCAATTTGGGCAAGCCAATGGTGCCCGTTTGGAATGCTGAAGACGCCGTGCGGCTCGCTTATTACGCCAACGTGATTGTGTATCGTGCCGTGTTTCAATGCGCAATGGCAATCAGTGGTCTTCCATTTCGCGCGGGTAAAGACCCCGAAAAGCCTGACAAGTTTGTGACGACGGCGCCACTGGCGCGGTTACTCTCACCCCCACCCGGTGGGCCAGCGCCACACGTGAGCGCACGCCGTTTGTGGGCGTGGACAGTTACGCAATATCTGATCACGGGCAAATGGGCGTGGGAAATTGAATGTGAATCACCAAAAGGCAAAGGTCAAATCGTCAACCTGTGGCCGTTAGTCAGTTGCGCTCTTGAGGCGTTACCGACGAAAAGCGGCAACGATTATTTCACGGGCTACAGCTACGGCAAACCGGGCACGACGGGCAACGAACGCCGCCCGTTGACACCTGACCAAGTCTTTTACGGGTGGCGCCCAATGGCTGATGACTACCGCCAACCCGAATCGCCGTTGCAAGCCGCGCGCCTTGGCGTCAGCGTGGCCGTCATGCAAGACCGATATGACTTCGCCTTTTTACGCAATGACGCACGCCCCGCCGCCATCGTGGTGCATGAAGCGTTCGCGACAAAACAAGAGGGCGAAGCATTCAAGCGCGCGTTTCGCGGCGACTTTCGTGGCCCCGACAATGCGGGCAAGACAATGTTTCTTGAAGCATTGGGCGACACTGAGCACGGTGTTATGGGCAGCATTGACATCAAGGTGCTTGGCATGTCACAGCGTGACGGCCAATTCATGCAACGTTACGAACAGAAGATCAATGACATTTGCGTGGCGCTCGGCACGCCGTTGTCAATCTTGGGCGACTCTTCAAAACGCACCTATGACGCGGCCAATGTTGAACATCGCAACTGGTGGGAAAACACGTTGCAACCGTTGTGCTTTGAATTGGCTGATGAAGCCAACATGCAACTGGCGCCGCGACTGGGCAATGAGCTCGGTTGGTTTGACTTCAGCCGCGTCAAGGCGCTTCAGAGTGACAACAAACTTTTGACGCTCGGGGCGACGTTGCCAATGTTGGTGGGCGCCGGTAAGCCCATTGCCAGCACCGAACTTCGCGACGCGCTAGAACTGCCCACAACGCGCCCGCCTGACATGCCCGGTGAAACGGCCACGCCCGCGCCTACGGGCGCTGTGGCGTCAACTGAGCCGCCTACGGGCGTCGATGACGGGTCACCGGGTAAAGCGCCTGACACGGGAATGAAGCCCGCACCCGCACCAACGGGTACGCCCGATATAACGCCGCCGGGGCCGGGGCGTCAACCGGGTGCTGGCCGTGAAGCCGCTACCGAGACCCGCGAACGCACGCGCGAGACCCGCCTAACTGAATGGCGCAAGGTTGACGCCAGTGTGCGAGCGTTCGAACCCATCTTTGAAGAGGCCATGCAAACCATCTTCGAAAAGCAAGAACGTAGTGTGCTCGCGAAGTTGCGTGACCGAAGGGGCGCACGCGCCAAGGGTGACGATGCCGCGTCACGTTTGTTCGATCAGGAGTATTGGTCACAGGAGATTGCGAAGGTCATGGGGCCGCATTATGGCACCGTGTTCGCGCGAGCGGGCGAAGCCGTTGAAGCCAAGTTTGGCGTCAGCTTCAGCGTCAAAGACCCATTGGCCCGCGAATTCATCGACAAGCGCGCGAATCAACTGGCGGGTCAAGTCAACGAGACT